ACCTTCAGGTGCTTGTTGCTGTTGCATTACTGCTTTTACAAATTGTTCAAAAGATAATGTGCCACCTTTGTTTTTGTATTTAACATACTCTGCCATAAGCATTTGTTCTGCTTGTGCATTACCTGCATCACCACCATTCATTAATCCTGCTCTACCACCATCTGCATAGTCATAAAAATTTTTCTGTACAAATTGTTTTTGAGGCATAAATGCTAAATCTTTTCCGCCAAGACCTTGATAATAATCTCTTGCACTTTGTCTAATAGCTCCAACATCCATTACATCTTCTACTTCTTCTTCTACTTCTTCAGGAGCAAAAGCATCCATTAAAAAAGGTGCTGCAACTAAACCAGCTCCTCCTGTAAGGAAAGCTGTTTTAGCATCGAAGTTTTCACCAAAAGGATTTAACTTTGAAAAGAAACCTGCTTTGCCTGCACCAGAACCACCAGCATTTTTTAAAATTTGTGCGTCTCTTGCATTCATAGCCGTAGGCATAAATCTATTTGCAAGTGCTGCTCTACCTGCACCGAAAGTAGCGCCTATTCCTTTTTGTCCAAGTAAACCCATAGCGTCTCCACCAAAACTTGCTCTACCAAATAAACCACCTATACCTGTTCCAGGTATACCAAATGCTAACGCACCCCCAATAGCTGCTTTACCTATAGGACTCTTGGCAATTTTCTTAACGCCTCGTACCGCTTTTTTAACGATACTTCCTAATCCATAAAGTTGTCTGGGTTCTTGCATTCTAGATATTGCCATAATTTTACCTTAATTCCTATGTTTACTTGGTTTTTGAGAACAAATCAAGAGCTGGCATTATAACTTTTACATCTTGTGCCATTTCTTCATCTTTAAAACCTTTGCTTTCCCAGTCTTTTCTTTCCTTAAAAAGCTTACCTGTTTTTTTATGTCTATAAGTTGTCTCTACTTTTGCTTGTTTTATTTCCATTAGTCTGTTTTCTCCTTTAATATATTGAGATAACTAATACCAAATACTACACCATCAGATACAGTGCCCGCTGTGGTATAAGATAATACAGTCCCACCTTCTACAATTAAAGGTAAAGTTAATATTTCTACACTAGTAGCAGCTACTAATGTTTGTGTATTTACTATCTCAAATGCATTGTTTTTAATAGTTACCGTAGGTGTATTAGAACCTGATTTATTAGTAACTCTTAAAGATTTTACTATAATAGTTTCATTAACAGCTGGTGATAACATGTTTACAGTTTCTGCAGCTGTTGTTGTTTTACCGTAAAATTTATATTGGTTTACTACTGCCATTATTCTATAAGACTAATTATGCCCCCTCTAGCTTTTTTTGTTTTCATTTTATCATTATATTCTTTAATAAGTTTTTCTGCTTCTTCTTTAGAAAAAAATTTTCCAAAAGGATTGGTATCTGTTTGTATTGCAACGCCTTTCATGTTTCTAATAAAATCACCTATACCTCCCTCCATATCAAAAAAATCTTGGTCTTTATTTTTCATAGAATCTATTATTGCATAAGCTAAACCATCTGGAAGAGATTCAAAAAATCCTCTATCTGTCATTTTTGCATAGTCAAAACCACTTAATAAATTATATCTTCTAGCATCCTCTTCATTACCCGAACTAAAAGATGCTAAGTGTTTTGTGTTTTTAAAATGCTCTTTTAAACCAGGCATATTTGCTAACCTGTCGTTTATGTTTGCTTGGTAAACAGCCTCAGCAAAAGGTAATGGTGCTTTACCATCTCCACCCATACTTAATTGTTCAAATTCGTCGTATACTCTTCCCATTATTCTAAAAAGAAACTTTTAGCTTCTATCTCCTGTTTAACTTCATCTTGAAAAGTACTGTTTAATTTTGTAATTACAGAGTCAAGATCCCTAACCAAAGATTGTATATTTCTTTGGCTGTATTCTGGTTCTGCTCTAGTTAATGATTCTACAATTTTAGCCATCAGTTTGTTCTACTGTCAGTAAATCTATCAGTAGCCACTATTCCTTGTTGATTATTAATATTATTTGGATCATTAATTGTAAAACTTGTTTCCGAAATTTTTTCATCCTCGTCTTCATCTAAAGTACCTTCAGGTATTCCAAATAAACCTAAACGATTATACGCACTCATGTCTGCATAAGGATCCTTACGACCAAAAATTCCTTTACCATAATCATAAGCAGTTCCAAGTGCTCCTCCTACAAAAGGTATACCTGTTAATAAACTTCCAAGTCCTCCTAAAATTCTTCCACCAAAACCTGGTTTAAGAGAACCGTCAGCTAATGTATCTGTATATCCATATCTATTTGCACCACCAAGCAAACGACTTCTACCTGTGTATTTTTGTAAAGGTCCATATGTTCTATTAGCAATGTCAGCTCTTTCATCATAACCTAGATTTCTAGCTTGTGCTCTTTCTGCTATTTGTAATGCAGCTCTTTGATTTGCTTTTTGTTTATCAAAGTCTCTATCACTTTGTCCAGGTGCTTGGCCAGAAAAACCTGCGCCTTCATTAGCTCCTCCACTTGCAGACGTATCTCCACCACTGGCTCCTGCTCCACCGATATCACCAAAACTATCTAGTGACATAATTCCAGATGGGCCCATGTTAGGACCTTTAGATAATGATCCGTGTATATCTTTTTTAAGTATTAAATCTTTTTCTGCTTTTGTAATGTATGCAAGTTCTGTTGGTGGTGCATCGGGACTAGACTGCCATTTTCTAGGTGCAACTACTTGTGGTTGTTTACCTAAATAATTATCAACACCTCCTTGCACTATTGGTTTCTTTGCCATTACCTTCTACCTCCTGGTGCAATATCTAATCTAAATGTGCCAAGTTTCCAATCTTCATTGGTCGTAGTGTTGGCAACTTTAATAGCAATAGATCTAGCTCTAAGTCGTGTGTCTTTTTTAGTTGTAGTAGAACTTACATCAAAGTTTGTTGTAGTTGCAGAACTATTTGGATAATTTCTTGTTACAAAACTAACTCTAGTATTACCTGTTTGTGAAATAAAATCTGGTATAAATCTTTGTATTCTCATAATAAACTCACCATCTCCTCTTAAATCTGGCATACCTACAGTTTGTCCAGTACTGCTTCTTCTTTGCGTAATGTCAAAATCACCAGATGTAATCGTACCAATAATAGCAGTTGTTACACCACCAGCATTAATTTGATCGGTCCCTGTTTCTTGCTCATAGTATATAGTAATACCATCAGTATTTCCAATACATTCAGTAGAGGCGTTGTCTGTTGAGTCATAAAATGTTGCGTGTGGTTTATCAAATACTGCAGAATCTTGCCATGCTGTTCGGGGTAAAGTACCTGTTGTCCATATAGGGCGTTTAGGGCTAGAATCTAAATAGTTATATGTAACAACTCTATTAACAGCATCCGATGCAGAAGTGCAATAAAACCAGCTTATTTCACCAAACAAATTATTTAAACCTGCATTAATAAGATCTCTAGATACAGCATTAATATCATCATAAACATGGTCTTCAACAAGACAAGGCAAAGATTTTAATTGACCATCATAAGTAAAGAATCCATTTTCTGACATCCAATATGCAGAACCATCAACTTCTATACATGCATTTTTACCAAACAATCCACAGTTAGTTCCTACTTGTTCGAATGAAAAGGTAAATGGTTGTCCTACAAATTTCATAAGAAATAATGCAGTATCTGTCCAAACGTAGATTGCATCTCTACCTTTAATCGCTCCCATAATTTTAGAACCATCTGCAAGTCTTTGTGTACCTGCAGTATTATTTGCTCTAACAGTATAAGAATCTGTTTCATCAATACTTTCTTGAGAAGAAAATCTTATAAACATATCGTCTTGCGTAGCAGTATTACCCACTGTTGTTTCTGTACCAAAAAATACTAAGTGTCTATCTGGTGTAGACACTAATACATGACGTGATGCCGTAGGTGCGTTAGCTAGTAATGTTGCCCTAGTAGATGTTGCATTTGATAACGACGCGTCCCATTCAAAACAAGATCCGTTATATATAAGTGCAATTAATTTTGTACCATAGTTATCAAGAACCCATAAACCAGGGTCAATAGTAAAGTCAGCGTTAGATGGATCACCCCATGCAACATAATCAGATATATTTAAAACACTTGCACCACCACTGTGTGTAGCTTTTGTTGTGCCATTAACACCTCTTGCTCCCCCACTTAAAGTATTTGTAGAGGTATTATTATTTGTAAAACTTATATCTTCTGTTCCTATTCTAATTTCTCCTGAAGATGGAAATGCTGCAGTGTTTGCTAATACAATATCTGTTGTTGTTAAATCTGTTATAGCTGTTGATAAAGTAGTTGTAGCTGCTCCTAAAGCTGTTCCGCCATATAAACCTGTACCCCAACCAAAACCTCCAAGTTGTTGTGCCGGTCCTACGTGATAGTAACATAAAACAGATGTCGATCCTGCTGTACTCATTGGTGTGCCCGTTTCAGTAGCAGTCATTGTAATAGTAAAAGTAGTAGTAGTAGGTATGGCAGTTACCATAAATTTTTTATCTTCAAAATTAGCAGCAGTAAAACTTGATGATGCAGGGATACTAGCTACACTGTCTAGCATAACAATATCTTTTTCCGCTAATCCATGTGCACCACTACATGTAATTGTAATAATATTTTGATTAAGTGTGCTTGTAAAATTAGCACCAGTTAATGTTGTTCTAATAGGGTGTATATCATAATACACTCCACCAGAATATACGTATAAAATTCTGTTAGTTCCTATAGCTGCGTATTTAATACCAGCGTTATCGTCCCAATGATGAATAGCTCTAGCTGCACCAGTTAATTTATCATCACCTAGTTGTGTCCAACCACCTATTTTTTCTGGAGTACCGTATCTAAATCTAACATTGTCACCATCAAACCATTGTCCCTCGGCCCCGGTCTCTGTGACTTGTTTATTAAATCCCGGTGCAAATCCTAATTTTTGTAGCATATAAAAAACCTGTTTTAAAGTTGTTATAGCAGATTATCGGTGATTTCAATAGGTTTAAAGCAGAGGGAATCTGTGGTGGATCATCCCCCTGCAAGCCTAATCTATAGACTATTTTTTAATTTTTGTCAACTTAACACCTTTAAACCAAGCGGGTACGCCTAATAAAGGTCTTTTATCTAAATAGTTTTCTTTAGCTGTTTTAGAATTAGATTTGTTATAATGTAAAAATACTTGTCCACAATCTTTACCTTTAAATTCTTCTCTCCAATGTTCAAGATCACAACCAGAATATATTAACATGTCACCTGGATTAAGATTTATTTTAATACCGGCTTGACCTTTTTTACCTGTTGGATCTAAATATATTGGCCATGGGTCACCACCTAAGTTTAATGTTGTAGATATTTCACAAGAGTATCTATCACTGTGTCTAGCTAACACATCGCCCTCTTTATATATTCTTGCGTAAGAATATGTAGGACTTAATTTAATGCCAGTATGTTTTTCCATAACTGGTTTTACTTCCATTAATAAAGTTTCCATAGCAATATCAGAATAATGTGAATAAGTATTAGGAACTTGTGAATCATTCCACACACCAAAGTATTCTGTAAACGGTGAAATGTATTTGTTATCAAATAAAAATCTTGCAACATTTCTTTTATTTAAAAAATATTTATAAACAAATTCTGCAATTTCAGGTGATATAGCTTTTTTTAATACTGTATATTTATTTTTTTTAAACGACATTTAATACTCCTTTTGGTATTGCTTGGCAGTTCCAATGTATAAATCTAAATGGACTATAACCCAT